CGTCGCCCAGGCGGCGACCGTGGAGGAGCTCGGCGGCATCGGTGACGACGCGGACGCCGCCGTGTCGGCTGGCAAGTTGACTCCCGCTCAGCGTGAGACGCTCGACGCGCTCATCGCGGAGCGGCACGACGAGATTGAGGCGATGGCTGGTGCGTGAACGGGAACGGAATCCACAACAGGAGCAGAACCATGCGATGGGACATCGGAGAGGACTTTGAGCCGCAGCCGACTGCGGCGACGACCGAGCGGGAAATCATGCCCGCCGGGAAGCACACGATGACGATCAAGCACGCGGAGGAAGGCCCGAACGAATACAAGCGGAGCGACGAGAACCCGGAGGGCATGTGCCTCAAGCTCCGGCTCTCGGATCGCGACGGGCGGTTCAAGTTCGTTTTCGACGATCTCCCGCAGGCGAAGAGTCTCGCGTGGCGGGCTCGGCAACTGGCGGCGGCGATCGGCGTAATCCCGGTGGGCGAGACGCTGTCGCTCGAGCCCGACGAGCTCGTCGGTCAGACGGTCGAGGTGGAGATCAGCCACTACACGTCGAAGGCTGGCAAGGTCAGCGCCGTGGTGAAGCGGTATGTCGAGCGACGCGACGCACCGGCGAAGTCGCTGGCGAAGCCTCGCAGCATGGCGGCGAAGGTCACGGCGAGCCTCGACGACGATGTCGTCCCTTTTTGAGGAGGTGGCAACGTGAATTGGCAGATCCGCACCGGCGAGCGGTCCGTCATCGGCGTTCGCGCAGCAATCGACCTCGTCGTCGGTCGACTCGAGTACCTCGCCGAGCATGGCACCCGAGGTACTGGGCAGCGACTGCTCTCCGAGGCGATCGAGTACGCGAGGCTGCTGCGGCAGTGGGCCATCGACAACGCACCACGTGCCGAGGCAAAGCCGCTGAGCGGAACGATGGACTACATCGGCACACGACCCGGAGGCAAGCCTGGCCCCATGAGCGACGGTTGATCCACAGCGGCGCGCCCTCGCCGACGACGCTGTCCATGCGGCGTCATGGGTCGCCCACCGGGCGTGGCGAGTAACCACCGGCGCACGCCGCACGTGACGCGGCAAATACACACGGAGGGACACGCGGTGATCGATCTCATTTCTCAGTGGTGCGAGCGGCTCAAATCGATGCCGCTGGCCCAGCAAGTCGAGGAACTCAACGCTGCTCGACGCCTCATGCACGAGGCTGGTCCGTTTGCTCGCGAGCCGGTGGATTGCATCCAGTGGGTTCACACCGACGGCGTCCACGCGAACGACTACAACCCGAACAGCGTCGCGCCGCCTGAGATGGAACTGCTGAAAGTGTCCATCCTCGAGGACGGCTACACGCAGCCGATCGTGGCGTGGAAGCGCGAGTCGCATCACGAAGTGGTGGACGGGTTTCATCGCAACCGCGTCGGCCGCGAGTGCATCGAAGTGCGGAGCAGGATTCGCGGCTACCTGCCACTCGCTGTCATCAATACAGAGCGTGAGGACCGTGGCGACCGCATCGCCTCTACGATCCGACACAACCGCGCTCGCGGCAAGCACGCCGTCGCTGCGATGAGCGACATCGTCATCGAGCTCAAGCGCCGCAACTGGTCCGACGAGAAGATCAGCCGCGAACTAGGCATGGATCAAGACGAAATCCTGCGGCTCTGCCAGATCAGCGGACTTGCCGATCTGTTTAGCGATCAAGAGTTTTCTAAGTCGTGGGACGTGGAAGGTGCGGTGACCGAGTCGGATTTTGTCGAGCTCACCGACGACACCGAGAGCTACGGCGACCAGACCGAGAACTGGAGGACGGTCAACACGTCGGACGAGGGCCGGGTCTTCCACACGTTCGACAAGTGGGAGTGCCACAAAGCCGGGTTCTACGCCACCACGAAGGACGGGATGAATAAGGCTCAATGCGAAGAGGCGATGCGTGACTTGCTCGCCGACCTGCCTCAATTCAAGGCGGCACTCCACGCCGTCATCACCGAATGGAAGCATTCGTGCGAGCACTACCTGACGAACGGTGCGATGAACCGCGTCGCCTGGCTCGGGCAGGCTGCGACGTGCTACGCGCTCGGCATCCCCGCCGTCTATCGCGGCGGGTTCTACCTGCTCACTGAGAGGCAGCAGAAAGCCGCTGACAAGGCTGCGCTCGCTGCACTGAACGAGTGGCTGGTCGCGAATGGTCGCGAGAAGGTCGCGATGGACGAGGCGGCTCCCGATCGCGAGATGGAGATTTATTGATGGGCGTCAAGCGTTATCGGGACGTGGACGTTCTGACTGCCGCCCGGCGTCGGATAGCAGACACGTTCGACAACTTTGATCGCATCTACGTCGCCTTCAGCGGCGGCAAGGATTCAAGCGTGATGCTGCATCTCGTCATGGAAGAGGCAGTACGCCGCGACCGGAAAGTAGCGGTCATGTTCATTGACTTCGAGGCTCAGTACGCCGACACGATCTCGCACGTCGAGGAAATGTTTTCGATCTACCAGCGGCATATCGAAGCTCACTGGATTTGCATGCCGATGCTGCTCCGCAATGCAGTCACGAACTACGAGCCCAGGTGGACGTGCTGGGACGAAACGAAGCGGCCCGCGTGGATTCGCGACAAGCCGATGGGCTGCAAGACCGAGAGGGACTATCCGTTCGCGGTTGCTGGCATGGAGTTTGAGGAGTTCATCGTGCTTTTCGGTGAGTGGTACGGGCAGGGAGAGCAGACCGCCGGGTTCATCGGCATCCGTGCTCAAGAAAGCCTGCACCGCTACTGTGCCATCGTGACTTGGGAAAAGCGCGGGAAGACGTTCGGCGGTCGCCGATGGACGACGAACATCGTGGACCGCGTCTACAACGTCCACCCGATCTACGACTGGCTGACCGAGGACATCTGGCGGTTTCACGCACGACACCCGGACAAGCCGCACAACGGCATCTATGACCGGATGCACCAAGCGGGAGTGAAGCTCTCGCAGCAGCGGCTATGTCAGCCGTTCGGCGACGACCAGCGTCGCGGGTTGTGGCTCTACCACATCCTTGAGCCGCACACATGGTTCAAGCTCGTGGCCCGCGTGAACGGAGCGAACAGCGGCGCTCTGTACATCGAAGAGCGTGGCAACATGACCGGCTACCACCGGATCACAAAGCCCGAGGGTCATACGTGGCGCTCGTTCTGCAATCTGCTCTTGCAGACCATGCCACAAAAGACGCGAGTCCACTACGTCGAGAGGTTCAAAAAGTTCATCTGGGGCTGGCATCAACGTGGCTACTCGTCGATTCCTGACGAAGCGCCTTCCGAGCTCGAGGCGAAGTGCTGGGCACCGTCGTGGCGTCGCATGTGCAAGGTGCTCTTGCGGAACGACTACTGGTGCAAGGGACTCGGCCAGACGCAGCCGAAGAGCGACGCGTACGGCGAGTACATCAAGATTCGAGATGCACGCCGTGCGGCAGAAAAGGCTGCGAAAGCGGCTGCACGCAAGCCGAGCAAGCAAGCGAAGACCCTATTCGACACGGAGGCCGTAGCGTGAGCGACTACTACCCCGACCTGCCGCCCGGCCCTCTCTTCGCCCGCCCTGCCCCATCGGTCGCTGGCTCAATCACGTCCGCCGCCGCTGCGGACTCGCTCGACGGCGCGACGCTGAACCGCCTGCACCGCGTCGTCCTCGAGTACCTCGCGACGCGACTAGGCGGTGCGACCGACGAGGAGATGCAGCGCGGCATCCCGATGCCGCCGAGCACGCAGCGGCCGAGGCGGATCGAGCTCGTGCGGCGCGGGCTGGTTGTGGAGTGCGGGACGAGGAAGACGGTGAGTGGGCGGAAGGCGACGGTGTGGAGGCGAGTGTGAACGCAGCCGCTTCGACGCGGCGGGGCGGGATGGAAGGCAGGTATGAATGTACGACTCATACAAAAGCCCTAAGTGGCAGAAAAAGCGGCTGCAAGTTCTAGAACGCGACGATTGGACTTGCTGTGCGTGCAGCGACACTCAATCCACCTTGCACGTACACCACAAGAAGTACGAAGGCGAGCCATGGGCGGTGCCGGACGATTGGCTCCAAACCTTGTGCGAGTCGTGTCACGAAATTCTTGGTCCTCACCCGCGCGCTGGGGTGTTCTGGTTCAGGGACGAGCAGCAGCTGCCAAGGGTCGTCGTGGCGTGGTGCCCTCAATGCGCATTTAACGAGTTCAGGGATGAAGGCGAAAACATCCGCTGCCGAAAGTGTGGTTGGGATACAGCGATTTATGGCGACTACGGCTTTGCTGTTGGGCATGAAGTGCTTGTTACAAAAGACCAGCCACGGAAAGAAAAACCAAAGCAGTATTCATCTAACTGGCTAGCAAGCGTGATTTCTAAAGCCCGCAAGAAGGGCCTTACTGACGAAGACATCATGATCGCGTGTTTCCCTGAGTCTTCTGTCGTAGCAGAACTTCGGCGTCTTTCGCGAGAGATGTGCGACCTAAGTAGTGAGCTAAAGCGTGCTGACCTTTCTTGTGAGAATGAGCATGTGCTGCTTGAGTTGCTTGTCAAAACTCGACGAAGGATTCAGTCAATTCGTAAGGCAAGCGTCGTTATACCTGAGAAAGCCGCTCCATTTGGCTGGTTGCTCGGCGACGACAACACGTTGGTGCCTGTCGCCGAGGAACAGCGGGTCATCGAGCAGATCATTCGCTGCCGCGCCGCCGGGATGAGATGGGAGTCGATCACATCAATTCTTCGGGAAGGAACCACGGATGGCACGGCACAAGGTTGACATCTACATGCCGCTCTACGTCAGGGACTTTCTGACGAGCACGCTCGGCTGGAGCGCGGAGGAGCGTGGGCACTACTTGACGTTGTTGATGGTCGCGTGGGATCGCGGCGGGCTTCCAGCCGAGCTCGAGCACATCGAGCGGCTGTCGCCCGGCGTGTCTGCCGTGTGGCCCATGCTGCAAGACAAGTTCCCGGTGGCCGACGACGGACTGCGGCGAAACGCTCGCCTAGAGAAGCACCGAGAACGCTGCGTCGAGCTCAAGGAAAAGCGGGTTGAGGCGGCTAAACGTGCCGCTGCCGCTAAGGCTGCGGCAGCGGCAGAACGAGCAAACGGTACCCAAACGGTACCGAATCGGTACCCAAACGGTGAGCAAACGGTACCGATTGCTGCACGTGACGGTACCCAAACGGTACCGATTGCGTACCCAAACGGTACCCATCCAACGTCAACGTCAACGTCAACACCAACGTCAACTTCTCCTAACGGAGAAGAGAAGAACACTACACGACACACGGCGGACCCGCCGCCTGCTTCGCCCGGTTGGGCAGCCACCGAGTGGGAATCCTTCGTCTCGGTCTGGAATTGCACCGCCAGGGCGAAGCCGTGGACGCCGCTCTTGGCTCCCGATGGCTGGGCAGACCTCGCCGCCTCTCCCGGCTGGCTCGCCAAGGCACGCGAGGCGATGGCTCGCCTCCCGACGTGCGAGTTCTTCGGCGACCCTGTCGCGGTCACCCGGTTCTTCGGCTACGTGGACCGCATCCTCGCCGGGGAGTTTGACACCGCAAAGCAGGATGTACGTGAGCACCACCAGCGTCGTCGCCAGCCGACAGGAGGGAACCTATGAGCCGCACGTGGGATGACAACCGCACTGCGATCAACGAGCTTTGGCCGGTCGTGCAGTTCACGAACGAGGAGAAGCGTCTCTGGAACGACGACCTGTCGGGCCTCGATCAAGACACGCTCTACGACGCGATCCGCAACGCGAAGCGGAATCACGACTCTGTCTACCCGCAACTCAAGTGGATTCTCGACGCGTACCGCGAGCTCACGAACCTGCGACGTGCGGCACTTCGTCTCGGTGCTCCTCGAGAGAAGAAGACCGAGTGGAAGATCGACGACAAGCGCGATCGCGAGATGCGGAACGAGATGATGGAGTGGGTGGATCGTGCGAATCCGAATGAGTTCAGTTCGATCCGCGACGCCGTCTTCAGCGATGACGTGTTTCCGAAGCTGCACAGCATCACGGCGATCCGCATCCTCGCCTACGCACGTCAGCGGCTGCTCGGCATCGAGCCGAAGTTCGGCAAGGTGAACGCATCCGGCGACGTTGATCCCATGTTCACGGCATCCGGCGTCAACGGACCGACGCCGCTGGCACTGAGGCAGGACGCATGACCACCACCATCCCCCTACGCCCGATCACGAAACGCCAGCGCGAGGTCTGGCGGTACGTCGTCGCCTACCACGCACGCAACCGCATCGGATGCGGCGTCCGCGACGTGATGGCGGCGTTTGGATTCGCGTCGCCGCAGGGCGCTCTGTGCCACCTCGTGCCGCTCCGCTCTCGCGGCTGGGTCGAGTGGCGCGAGGGCAGAGCCAACTCGATCATCCCGACGCTTGCGAGCCTGGAGGCAAGCGATGACTGACCGTGAAGTGCTCGCCGCCATCTGGGCCACGCGTCGCCGCTCGTGGGAGGACTCCACCGACGACGCGTCGCGGCTCGTGCTCGAGCG